CTTCGCCTCGTTTTCGTCCCAATTAAAATTGAAATCATGCCAATAATCTGGCTTATCTTTAGTTGGATTGAAAAAATCAAGAGGTTTTTGTCTATCTTTAATCCAACCAACTGGTAAATTCTGTGCCACCTCTTTTTCAAAGTTAGATTTTTTAGGTATAGTATGATTTCCCTCATGACACCATGAGCGGTATACATCCCACAAGAACCTAACTGGAATTCGAGTGGAAACGACATCTGACAAGTATTCATTAAGGAATTTATAAACTGTGTTATTTTCTTCCTTGAATTCTTGCATACGTTCTTGTGTCGCTTTTGGTTCACTGAATTTATCGAAATCTAAATTAATTGCTTTCCAAAGAACATATTCCAAAACTTCTTTACGATTGATGTAATCATCCTTAATTGCCCAATTGTCATCATTGATGCCAAATGTTTTTTTGAATGGGATAATCACGATACGTCGATATGTCCCGTTTGACTTATTCTTAAACACTGGCATAGCATTGGTAGACTGGATAACCGTTTTCTTAAATTGCGCTAAGTAAGGATTTTCTCCTTTTTTCTCAATTGAAACTGGTTCACCAGTAACGACTGAGTTAAAATTGGAAGATTCATCTACATATATACCAGCTTGGACATCGTCACCAATGATAACTGTCTTCCCTTCGATAATGGCAAGACCGAAACGTTCAGAAAATTGATTAAGTTTTAATGGTGCTACGTTTTTTAATCCAACCAAATTGCTAATTAACTGTTGAAACGTACCCTTACCATCGTTACCGTTACCAACTAACCAAATCGATTTTCGATAAGAATGGTTACCATTAAGTGACGCTGCAATCACTTGCCATAGTAATTCTACAAGCTCACTGTCGCCACTCATGAGATCTAACAACCAACTATCGACATCCCAACCATTAATAATTGGTTTAGGGGCATTCTCGACCAGTTCTGTTTCAATGGTACTAAAATTAATAAACTTATGGTCAAACGATAGCAGCTTCTTCTTTCGTTTATCGTAGATGCCATTTTTAACGAGAATAAAACGTCTTACATCTCGATATTCTGGTTCAAAATCCATATACATGTTATTATATTCATATTCCCTGCTCATGTTTGATAGCAAGAATAGAACATTTCGGCATTTTGTTTCATTGAATGTAGGTTCTAAGATATAGATAAGCTGGTAGGCATATCTGTAATCTTTTTGGTAGTATCCCCGCTCTGGGTCATATATAGCTACTTTCCCATTTTCGAGGTTGATAACATGAGTGTATTTATTTAAACCTTTAGCTACTGCTAATTCTGGCAATGCCTTTGGTTCTTTGCTATCTGGATTTTCTTCCTTGAATTTTTCAAACCAGTCGTTTCGGTAGGCTTTAAGCTTATTCTTAATTCCCTCTCTGCTGCTCGGTTTACCTGGTGAGAGACTAGAGCTTGCAAATTGTTCTCTGTAATAATCGAAATCAATCGTTGTCAAGTCCAATCCTCCTTATCTCTTTGTCTAACATGCTCTTAAATGTCCTTTCAAATTCCTTATCGCCCAAAGGCTCTTTGGTGTTGTTGTTTGCCATCTTTGCAAGATGATAAGTGATTTCTGGGTCAACGCCTCTAAGTAGCACTCCACCGACAAACTCGGCAAGTGCATTGTTTCGTCCGCCTTTGTCTCCAAAACCTAGTAAGATGCTCTCGAATAACTTTGTGGTTTTTGTACTTCTAACACTGTCACTAGCAAACGATGAGACTTCATAGTTTAATGGTTCTGGTTTCATTTTCTGCAATACTTTTATCAACGCAAGAGGTGCTTCTGTTATGCTTCCATCTTTTGGCGAATGCACTGTATCCCATTCATAGTATCCTTTGGAATTATTGGACGGTGGAACTAATATATAGTTATTAACGTGTGCCTTGATATCTACTCCCTCAATCATCCCAATATTTTGCGATATAGGATGGTTGGGGTCTTTTTTTAAGTAGATATGTCTCCCACCGCTTGGGGTTATAGCTTGCAATGTTTTGGGTATGAGTCTTGCATGTTCCCAATTTCTTAAATTAGTTAAACCGTCAACATCGCCATGCATGTCCACGTCAATGACAAAGAATGTATCTGTTTTAAGTGCAATGTTAGCATCTGGATTATCTCGCCACACCCTCCGAATGTCGTTTTCAGTCATTGGTGGTTTGTCGGCAAAAGAAATAAGAGGGGTTTTGCCATTCTTTGAGATAGGGATAACAGAATAGCCCATGCGTTGATAGTTGATTGCGTAATCAACCATCTTCATAATTAGAACGGAAGGTCAATTTCTGAAATCTCAGTATTAACTTCTGGAAGTGGGATATCGGTAACTTCCAAACGTTTAACGTTTAGATTTTCGTAGGTTTTACCTTGCCACTCAGATTTTTCGTTTTTAACGGTAACTTTAAGAGCTTTTCCTTCCAACTGGTTGAGATAATCTTCCAAGCTACTAAATTTAGTACCATCAGGAATTCCTGCAGCTTTAGCAAGATTCATGATAGAAGCTACTGGATATTTTCCGTCTTCTTTTTTAGCAAAGATACGATAGAAAATAATGTTATTTTGGAATTCTTGTTGGAAGTCCTTGCGAATACGGAAACGGATGTCAAGGTAGTCAGCTCCTCCTTGAGTAGCATCTTGTTTTGCTAAATCAATAGTAACTTCGTAAGTACCGTCTTTGATAGATCCGAATTCTTTTGCTTGTGAGTAATCAATTGTAAACATAGTTTTTTATCTCCATATATTATTTTTTTTCTGTTGGTAATAAACCCAACCGGGTTTATATCCGTGTTGTTTAGCGAACTCTTTGAGTTCTTCTACTGTTTGGCATTGGTCACTAGTAACGAATGTTTCAACTTTACTAGCAACCTCTTGCCGTCTTTCTTCGAGTTCTATTTCTCGAATTATTTCAACTTCTTCTTTTGTCGGTTTGTTTTCGTGACCACACATCGGACAGATACGTTCAGCACTCCAAAAAGTTGCGTAACATTCATCACAAGTCCGAGTTGTTGGTTCACCGAGTTTAAGTTTTTTCTTGGTTTTATTAACACCTTTTAGTGACCATTCACGGTCGGCGTTTGGTAATCCATGCCTATCAACATTTCCAACATGGTCGATTATAATAGCTGTTTTACCGTCTCTTGGATTTAAAGCCCTCATGGCAAACTGCAAATAGAGTGATAACGATTGAGTTGGTCTTAACATGATGCAAACATCAACGTTTGGCAGGTCAATTCCTTCAGTGAATAACTCACAATTAACCATAATTGTAAGTTCTCCGTCTCTAAAGGCTTGCATTGCCCTCTCTCGAACCTCTGGTGGCGTTTTACCACTGATTGCGATAGAAGTATAGCCTTGATCGTTAAACGTGTTAGAAACGCTCTCAGAGGCTTCTACGCTATGTGTGTATACTATGGCTTGTTTGCCTTTGGCTAACTTCTCATAGTGTCTTATAACATCACCGTAAATCACACGTTTCATTGTGTCATCTACGGATTTCTTAGTAAACTCTCCACCACGCTTTTTTAGGTTTGTAGTGTCGATTAAAGAAGGGGCATAATATTTAAATGGTGCGATGTTCCCGTTCTCCTGTAGCCATTTAACCGACTTTCCGAGAACAATGTCGTCTGCGATATCATCAAACCCACTACCATCTAGCCGTGCAGGTGTACCTGTGAACATGAGAACAATGCTGTTAGAGTAGTATTCAATAATTTTTAGATAGGTTTTAGCTTTGACGTGATGAGCTTCATCAATTAATATAATCGAAGGCTCTTGTATCCTATCTAGGTTTCGTGCTACCTTAGTCACGCTATCAATGGTTACTAAGTTCATGTCAACGCCGTTACGCTTAAAGGTATTAACTACTTGTTCATTGATTTCTTTTCGATGACTAAAGAACAGAATAGTGTTACCTTTATCTGTCGCACCTTTGGCAATGTGAGCCATCACCACGGTTTTACCGCTTCTAGGTGGTGACTGCACCATGATACGCTTATTACCTCTTAAGATTGATTGCTTGATATCATTAACAAGGTCACTCTGGTAATTCCTTAGTTCCATCTAAATCACCAAATTTAAAGAGGTCTTCAATCTTGCAAGCTGTTCGATTATCGAGGCGATTCTTAGCGTAAGTACCTTCGCTTCCTTCCAAAATAAGTCCACGCGCACCAGTTTTAGCATTAACAACGATACGCCCAACGACATCAGTAAGACCTAGCAATTGGTTTAGAACGCTTGCTCGAATCTGTGGCACGTACTGAGTTAAAATCTGACCAGTTTCTAAATTGAGTTCGTGGGTATCTTCCCAAGCCGTAACATAAATATTGATAGGCTTGCTGTAGATAACAGTCAATACTCGAAGGAAGTAGTTCGTCCATTGCGAATAGTGTTGCAATTCGTTACTAATACCATTCTTCGATTTTCTACCCTGTTCAATAAACCAATCTGATTGAAAACTTGAAATGTTATCGATAACAAGGTTTTCATAGTTTTTGATTAAGTTATCTGCTTGGGTTAGAAACTCTGTGATAAATTCAGTTGGATGCTCACGGTCAAAATCTATGATATCCACGTTCTCAGTGCCAGCTAGCACCTTTGAAGAATTGTCTAACGATAACACCAAGGTCTTTCCTTGCATATTTTTGATAAGAGTTGTTTTACCCAATCCAGCTTTTCCATAAATCAGTATTCGCCAATTCTTGGTTCGCTGGATATTTGTCGCTTTAATTATTTTCATCTGATGTTAAGGTTTCTCCTTTCTTCAAGAGTAGCTCCCTCAATATGCTTTCCAGATTTAAGTAACTCTTTGAGTGTTTTCTTGTCTGGCTTATAAGTCGCTATTTGATATTCCTTTGGAAGTTTTTCTTCGTTAACAACTACCGCTTTAGATTTATGAAAACCAATCTTAAATAGAGTGGTATCAACTCTGGTTTGACCAGTTTCAGTCATACTAATCGCAAGTGCTGCTTTTAGTTTGTCAATTTTTGATTGATCAGACTTATTTAATCCGTCTAAACGTTTCTTTTCGTTTTTGCGAGCTTCAATGTCTGCCTCAAGCGACTTAATGACTTTGACATATCCTTCTACCTTATTTTCATAATCACTAGTCCAGTCAATCGCTTCGAGTGTGTCGAGTTTCGTTTCATCGTCAATTTCCATGTTATAAATCTCTAGAAACTGACCTGTTAACTCATATAAAGTTGCCATATTTAATTCCTACCCTCCCACCACTTCAATTGTTGTAATTTTAGATGTTTTCATGGTATACTCCTTTTAAGATATTTTGTTAAGCATAGGCCATTACCTGTGCTTTTTTAGTGCTTCAATCCGCACCCAGCCCCCGATGTGCTTCAATTTCATAAGAAGGTAGTTTTGGCTTTTATTTATATTTATTTTTGGGGTATAAGGTATTTAGTTGCACTCCGCACACCGAGGTGTGGCTACGGATTGAAACAGCTAACGATATTACTTTAAATTAATGTCTTTCCTAATCCGTGTGCCTTGTTGTATCGGTCACGGCTAGACTCTGATCCATTTTTTTCAAAAGTCCATTTTGGCACTTCTGTTTCTGTTTGTTTTTTTGACCAAATCCAGTTAAATAATTTCTTCATTTTTTAAATTCCTTTCTTCATTCCCTAACCGCACTAAGTGACTAGTGAGGTTTATATATTAAGGAGGTATATAAATGTCAATCGTTGGTAGTTTTTTAAGCTCCTCACTAGCCCCTTGGTACGGTTAGGGATATTTTTTCTAATTACTGTAAAAAATATCAGATACCGTACAAATCAGACGATTGAATGTGGTATTTATTACAAATGGTTACCATATTCTTAGGAGAAATTGAAAGTTGGTTTTTCTCCCATGCACTCACCGTTTGAGGTGTAGTACCAACGCTTTTAGCAAACTCCTCTTGTGTCAAATTGTGACGTGCTCGGAGTTCTTTAATTGTAATCTTTGGAACTGTTTCTGTCATTTTTGTTCCTCCTCTCTAACTAACTTACAAACATATTATAGCTTAAATAAAATTCAATGTCAACAGTTTTCTTGATTTTTTTTAAAGTTTTCTTGATTTTATTATTAATCAGCTTTAAAATTAGTAAAACATACTATATATAGAATAAAAGAGAGCGTTAACTTTCTTTCTAATCAATATCTCGTGGTTTGCGATGTTTTATATGCCAATCTCGCTCTCTAAATAATCAGCAGGTATAGCCTCGTTCTTCAAGACCATGTTTACTCTTGTCGTATTGATTTTCATTTTTTTGTTCTCCCCCCCTCTCTTTATCTTATTTTTAAGGAACTAACTCGAGATCCATCATCTCGATAACTTCAGGCTCTTTTTCAGGGATATCCCTTGATTTACCAATACCAAGGTACTCCCTATAACCATTCTTTGTCCAATGGCTACGTGGGGAAACTCTAGGGAGGTACCCTTTCACATGGTCATTTGACCAAGAGTTTTTAGGGTTTATAAGCCCCTTAATGACTCCATCAGCCCATTCACTTGGGCTGATCATGTAGCCCTCATCGTTATAAAACGATTTACGATTAGCAGTTTTCTGCTGTTTTCGTGCAGCTCTATAAGTAGAGCTTATTTTGAAATTTTTCATTATTTATTCCCTCTCTTTATCTTATGTGTATAGTATATATCATATATGATAGTTTGTCAACTGTTTTTATAAAAAAAAATTAAATATTTTTTTGTCAATCTCTCAGAAAGGTTTCCAACATTTGAAAAAGTTAGAGAAACGACACGACATCGATAACATAATAGAAAACGCTATACTGCTGTTTACATGACATAAAAAAAGAGTCGACTAAAATAGCCGACTTTTTTTATATGAATTCCCTTTTTGTGCACGCACTTATATAGGGCGCTGAACTAAATCAGTCTAACACTTTAAATAATTCTACACTATATACTATACGTTGTCAACTATTTTTTGAAATATAATATACATTTCTGATTTTCTTATACATCTTAACATAAAAGCCCCTGCACTCATGATTGTCGAAGCTTGAGAGTGTGGGGCTATTTGTTGTCTATTACACGTTTCATTTTACCGCCAAAGAAAGATTCTTTGGCAAGGGTAGTACCGTCTGGTGATTTTACGTAAAGTCTAGGCCCGTATGTTTCATTATAATTGTTTTCTGGTTTTGCGTTCCATTCTTGGAAAAAATTTTCTTTAGCATAAAGAAGTGTATCTGCTAATTGTTGAATTTGTGAATTTGGTAAGTATTTATAATCTTGTGGGACAACCACATCTATTAAAACTGAACTGTTTGGCATGACAGCAAACGAATCTGTGATACCACTTTGCTTTAAAACATCGTTGATTTTAGTGTCTAATTCAGAGGCGAATGCTGTATTTGCGGCGTCGTCATAAGTTTTTGAAGTTGAACTTGTTTCTGTGCTAGAAACCGTTTTTGAAGATGAACTTGCTTCTTTCTTACTGCTAGAAGAAGTCTTAGCGTTTTTCTTTTTTGATGAAGAAGTTTGTTCAGTTTTAGCAGTTTCTACAGACGATTCAGATTTATCTGTAGGTGAAATCAAAACACCTATGAAAAACATAATCATGGCAAGAAGTCCACCGATAAGCGATTTTTTGCGTAGATCTTTATTTTTTTTGATAACTGACCACAGTAAAGCACCAATAGAAACAATATAACCTAAAAATCCTACTAAGGATAGTAATAACCACATTTTTTGTTCTCCTCCCAGCTTTTAACGTGATTCAGTTTTTGCACGTAGTTTTAAACTTTAATACCAAGTATAGCACGTTTATCATCATCAGTCAGCAGTATGCCGATGTAGTTTATCGAATATTCTCAAGATTGTTTTCAATCCATTCAAGTCGATTCTGGCGACCAGATGGAATAGGTTCTTGACTTCTTGAATAGTCTTTGAATCTCATTTGAAGCATGTAAGAGCCACTACCCAGACGGCTAGATTCTAACGCTACCTCTAAATAAGAGTTAGCAATGTAATTACCACTTGCTGTGTACATCCTACCAGTTCCGCAGATGACATCATCACGGTTATTTTTAAGCCATTTTAGAAGTTGCTGCTTTTTGAACATGTCATAGTAAGCGTAAAATGGCATGTTCAATTTCAAGGAATTATCCGAATAGTATTCTTGTTGAGCCTTGCCAATAAAAGCAAGCTCAAAATCGTCGAATAGGCAGTCAAGCATGGCATTTACTCGTGCTGCTCCCATTTTTTCGATTGAAGTTTCTCCATTCTTAAATTTTTGCCAATTAGCATCTGTGAACTTGATGTCTGGCAATTTGTAGAAGTCGTTTTCAAATTTAAAATAGCGACTTACATATTCCAAAATTAGCTCTTTGGTGTCATTATTGATTTTCATTTTGTTTACCTCTCTCTTTATCTTATGTATACATTATATATCATAGATGATAGTTTGTCAACAGTTTTTGATAAAAAATTATATATTTTTTTGCAAAACAAAAACCCTGACTAATTCAAGTCAGGGCAGGAGAGAGTTTATCGAAGACTCAGCTTTTAACTGTATCCATTAATATAGTAGCATTTCTATCAAAACAAAGCAAATAAAAAACTTCCCTCAGAATGTATCTGCGCGTATGCGTGGGAAGCCATTGATATAGGTATATTATATCAAAAAGGGTGGTCTTAGCCCCTAACAAAACGTTCCCTTATGCTTGTGTGTGCGCAAGCAATAGGGCGCTGAACCTAATCAGTCTTTTACCTTTTGCACTAGATAAATTGTATCTAGGTTATCCAATTACATTTTATAAAATTATCATTTATAAGTCAAATAAAAAAGCCCCAGCACAATGCTGAGGCTTCGACCACTACCACCATGATATCCGAATTGTGGTCTGTCGGGAGGTGATATACTCCTTTTTTTATTTTTTAGTTTGCGTGGTCTATTGGTAGTAGTTTACCAAATCATCTTTATTCCAACAAGAGAGCCATACGGTGCCAAACTGACCAAACTCGAAACGTCGGTAGTAATAGCCACCATAATAGCCGCCTTCTCCTGTGTCTGTAATGTTGTTTTCATCACCGGCAAAACTAAAGAACATGCCTGCCTTGAATTCTTGGTCAGCTCCGTCAGGCAAATCATTACCATCTTTATCTACCCAGTTAACCATTGCAACCGGGACCCCATTTTCGAAAAAATTAAACCCAATTGGACATAAATAATCGCATTTAATCTGCCAGATACCGTTAACATATTTGACTTCATTTGCTTCATAGTAAGCCTTTTGTTGTGGCACTACCGCAGTATTAGCTTGGTTATTCGTTTGTGGTGCTGATTCAGCATATCGCCAAACCTCGATATAGGAAGGCTTGTTCGCTGCATAGTAATCATTCCAAGGATACGTATTGATAGCTTGGCCAGGTGCCCCTTGAGTTGAATAATCGCAACTAATGAAGTTTACACTATCCATCATAACACCAACGTGACCACCTGCACCACCAGATTGTGACATGTCAGCACCCCACGACATCATTACGATATCTCCTGTCAAGGCGTCCCAATCTTGATTGATACTTACACGATAGAAACCGTTTTTTGCTAGTTGTTGACCAAGGGTTACCGTTGATGGTAG